ACCCAAGGAGGGTGTAAAATACATGAAGATGATGCTTGACGCAAAGAGCATTGTCAGTAGATCATTTACGAGACCTTTGGAATGAGTAAAGAGTTTTTGTGGGTGGAGAAATACCGCCCCAACATTGTTGAAGATTGTATCCTCCCTGCTAGCATTAAGGAAGTGTTTCAGGGTTTTGTTAACCAAGGGGAACTGCCTAACCTGCTGCTGACAGGCACTGCAGGCGTCGGTAAGACCACCATTGCTAAGGCGATGTGTGAGGAGATCGGTGCGTCCTACATCGTCATCAACGGGTCTGACGAGGGGCGTTTCCTAGACACCGTACGCAATCGTATCCGTCAGTTCGCTAGCACTGTTTCTCTGACCTCTGGAGCGTCCCACAAGGTCGTTATCATCGATGAGGCAGACAACACCACTAACGATGTCCAGCTGTCCCTCAGGACCGCCGTAGAGGAGTTCCACAGCAACTGCCGCTTCATCTTCACCTGTAACTTCATCAACAAAATCATTGAACCGCTTCATTCGCGGTGTACTGTTGTTGACTTCAGGATCAAACCAGAGCAAGCAACTCATCTTCAGGGTGAGTTTTTCACTCGCCTCAAATCCATTCTCACTCATGAGTGTGTAGAGTATGAAGACAAAGTTCTCGCTAAGCTCGTTAAGCGTTATTATCCTGATTGGCGTCGTCTTATCAATGAGTGTCAACGCTATGCTGCCACTGGTAGTATATCTTCTGCCATACTTGTTGACGTGGCTGACGTTAATCTTGATACTCTCTTATCTTCTCTCAAGAAGAAAGAGTTCACGAATGTAAAGAACTGGGTTGTCCAACACATGGACAATGACCCCAGCATGGTGATGCGTAAGATCTATGACAGCATCTATGGTGTTATGAAACCTGCTTCTATTCCTGAGGCAGTTCTTATCATTGCCAAATACATGAGGGACATTCAGATTGTCCCTGATCAGGAAGTCAACATGCTTGCCTGCTTGACTGAGATCATGATGAGTTGTGAATTCAAATGACACTACTCAAATTCATTGAGAAAGAACCTAAATTCATTTACATGGAGGAGATGTTAGAACGCCTTGAAAAAGAACCTGAAAGACACTACAAGTGGATACGTGAAAACAACACCAGAAAACGTAGCAGAAGCAAATGAAGCATTGTTTCGTGCTACAATGAACTTACCTGCTGCTGCCGCTCACTGCGGTATGACGCATAAAGAAATGAAACTGACCTTTTGGGAATACCTTAAATATCATGACAAAGACTTTGAAATCCCTGAAAACACCATTGCGCTACCCAGGCGGGAAGAGTAGAGCACTCAGCAAACTCTTCCAATACATGCCTGATCTGAAAGATTATCGTGAGTATCGTGAACCTTTCCTTGGTGGCGGTAGCGTAGCACTCGAAGTGTCCAAGCGTTATCCTCATTTGAATATCTGGGTCAACGATCTTTACGAACCACTCTATAACTTCTGGCGAGAACTACAGGACAATGGACAAAAACTCAGGGATGAACTCGTCCAACTTAAACAACGACATGCAGACCAAGCATCTGCTAGAAACTTATTCCTTGACGCCAAAGCATATCTTGCAAGACCTTTGGAAGACACTGAGGATTTCCATCGTGCTGTTTCCTTCTATGTGGTTAATAAGTGTTCTTTCTCAGGTCTTTCTGAATCCAGTTCATTTTCAAGACAAGCAAGTGACAGCAACTTCTCAATGGCAGGGATCGACAAACTGCCAGAGTATCAAAAACTAATTGCTAACTGGACTATCACCAACAAGTCATACGAACAATTATTGACTGATTGGAAAGATGTTTTCACTTATCTAGATCCACCGTATGAGATTGGCAGCAATCTTTATGGTAAGCGTGGCAATATGCATAGCACTTTCAACCATGACTTTTTCGCTACCAAGTGTGATCGCTTCGTCGGTCCTCAGTTGATCAGTTACAATTCGTCGCAACTGATCCGTGATCGGTTCAAGGAGTGGACAGCTGCAGAATTTGCACACACTTACACCATGCGCTCCGTGGGGAGTTATAATACAGATCAAGCGTCTCGCAAGGAACTCGTCCTTTTTAATTATGAAGTGTGAAGTCACCCTCTACAAAGCAGGCACCGTCTTCAAGGAAGAGGTGATCGCTGTTGATTATCAAGATGCCCGTAAGGTTGCGCTCGCTCGCAACCCTGGCGCTACTGTCGTAGGCGTCACTGCGAAGTTCTAATGTGGCGTATTTGGGCGAAAGCGTTAGGGGAGAAGCATGGACGAACAGATAGAGAAGCAGATATTATTGCTGGCATACGCACCCTTATTTTTATTTCTTATTTGGCTACCAACCTTTTTATTATTAGTGGAGTGATTAGACACTGGAATGACGTACCAACTAAAAGACTACCTGTACTCGATCAACCAATCTAAAAAGAATATTCTCGATGATGATACTGATGCTGAGCGAGGTTATCCTCCTTACATTGTTAACAGGTGCCTCAGTTCTTTCACTGACACTATCCTTTATGTCAATGAGATGAATAAAAATCCTCATCTCCCAAAGAAACTTCAATACGACTTTTTGCTAAATAGTGTGAAACCTAGGAAGCGTTTCTCTCCTTGGGCGAAAAAAGATTCTATTGATTATCTTGAAGTAGTAAAAGAGTATTATGGTTATAATGACGATAAGGCACTCCAAGCACTCAGGATTCTCACCAAGGATCAGCTAGATCATATTACAAAGGTATTGAATAAAGGTGGAAAAAGATGAGTGTCGAAACTGAAATCCAGTGGAAACAAGCTGACATGGTAGAAGTGGTTCTTGGTGAACCCGATGACTTTCTCAAGGTGAGAGAAACTCTAACTCGTATTGGAGTGGCATCGCGCAAAGAGAAGAAGATCTATCAGTCTTGCCATATCCTACACAAGCAAGGTAAGTATTATATCGTTCACTTCAAAGAGTTGTTTGCTCTTGACGGTAAGAATACCAATCTGTCATTGAATGATGTGCAGCGTCGCAATCGTATTGTTCAGTTGCTTAGCGATTGGGGACTTATCTCAGTTGTAAATGCTGAGAAGATTGCTGACCTTGCTCCTCTCAATCAGATTAAAGTTCTTTCATTCAAAGAAAAGAATGACTGGACTCTAGAAAGTAAGTATAATATTGGTAGGAAGAAAACCGAAGCATAAATATGTCGTGCCTTTCGTGCGGCACTCTACATAGTCGGAAACCCCTATAATGTGATGTGGTTCTCACTACATCACATTTTTTGTTGCCTAATTAAATAATAGTGTGATGCCTAACGGGTCACATGTAAACGTCGCTTATTTAAGGACAATGGTAAACATTAACTGGGAACACTATACCCCTTACTCAATTGGATTCGATGAAACATTCAGCAGACTTGAGGCTCTTGCAGGAGGTGGATCAAATTACCCACCTTACAATGTGGTCGATGGAAGTGATGGCAGAACCTTACTTGAAGTCGCTCTGGCTGGATTTGCAAGCGAAGATATTGAAGTCGAGACTGAACGAAATGTTCTAACGGTTTCTGCTCGCAAAGCACCGCCAGATAAAGAAAGGAAATATTCCCACAAGGGAATTTCTTACAGGACATTCTCACGCAACTGGCAGATGGCAGATGATGTAGAAGTTGAAGATGTGAAATTTGTAGATGGATTGTTGACAATTACATTGATGAAGCAACTGCCCGAGAAACAGAAGCGAAAGAAATGGTTCTAAATATAATTGAAGGGTGCTTGACGGCACCCTTTTTTGATGGTAAACTTAGATCAAACTCATAACAACTATGGCAGTATCAATCGTCACACTGAAGACGGGTGATCGTATCATTACTGAGTTAAAAGAAGTATTCGATGGGGAGGGCGAAGACAAAAAAGGTATTTGTCTCCTCATGGAAGAACCTTATGTTCTCAGTCTTGACGGTGGAACCCCTCAATACTTAACTGAAGCACATGGTATGGAATACCAAGTTAAATTTAGTAAGTGGAATCCTTATTCTACTGACTGGCAATTTAAAATTCCATATGATTGTGTTATGACAATCAGCGAACCAGAGCCTGGTTTGCAAAAAGCATATGAAAATAAACTCACTGAAAAAAGAGAACTAGAAAATGGCGGAACAAACACAACTGAAAACTAATCATAACGCTCGCATCGTAACTCTGACAACAGCAGAACGTGTTCTTTGTTTGTTTGGCGATGTTCGTGGGGAAGACAACAAAGTTATTGGATATCGAGTTCTTTATCCATATACTTTGTCTCTAGGAGAAACTAATACCGATGGAACTATTCCCATTCAGTATTCTCGTTGGTGTCCATTCTCTCCATTGGAAGAGCATCGTATGAGTGGTGAACATATTATTAGTGTTGTATATCCAGACAACAATATTCTTGAAAATTATGTTACCAAACTAACGGATGCTGGAGTTGATCAAGATTTAATTTTCTTTGAAGGAGAAACTAATGGAGATAACAGCGAACCTGCTGAAGCTGGCGAATGAGTGGATCATCGCTCAGGTAGAACCAGTTGAGGGGGACACTTTGCCAGGTGACCCAGACGTGTGGATGATCGAACCATACGTGCTAGACTGTGAAGGTCAGATCAGTCCATGGGCACCTTACGCTGCTGAGCGTGAATTCAATGTCAGGTCTTCGGACCTGACTGTTGTGACTAATCCAAGCAAATCTTTGCTTGCTCGTTATCTTGAATGTCTTGAATGAAGTTTTACACAAACGTTGAACAAGCTGGCAATCGTTTGCTGGTCCGTGGTTATGAAAATGGCAATCGCTACAGCGTCAGGGTTCCTTTCAACCCGACGCTGTATTTGCCTACAAAAAATTATTCCGAGTGGCGCACTCTGGAAGGTGATTGTGTAGAACCTCACAAGTTTGGATCTATTACTGAGGCACGAGATTTCGTGAAGCAGTATAAGGAAGTGGATGACTTTGAGATCTATGGCAACTCTCGCTTCCTGTATCAGTTTATTGCTGAGGAGCATCCTGAGGAGGAAGTGAAGTTTGATAGCAGCAAGATCCGTGTCTTTACCATTGACATCGAGACTGCTGCTGAGAACGGGTTCCCTGACATCGAGACGGCAGACCAGGAGATTCTTGCCATCTCTATCAAAGACTCCTTCACGGGGCGTATAGTGGTCTTTGGTGCCCGTCCTTTCAACAACCAGGACAGCATGGTGGACTACATGCATTTCCGTTCTGAGGAGAGCATGTTGGGCGCGTTCATTGATTACTGGCAGAACAACTACCCTGACGTAGTGACTGGTTGGAACTGTCAGTTGTTCGATATGCCATACATCCACAATCGTGTGGATCGTGTGTTGGGAGAGAAGTTCGTGAAACTGCTGTCGCCTTGGAAACTTGTGTCGCAGCGTGAGATCTTCATCAAAGGTCGTAAGAACTTCTCTATTGATATGCTTGGCATCTCCACGCTAGACTATCTTGAATTGTATAAGAAGTTCACCTATACAAACCAAGAGAGTTATCGTCTGGATCACATCTGCTCTGTCGAACTGGGTGAGAAGAAACTCGATCACTCTGAGTTTGATACCTTCAAGGAGTTCTATGAGAACGACTGGCAGAAGTTCATTGAATACAACATCCATGACGTTCGCCTGGTTGATAAACTAGACGACAAGATGAAGTTGATTGAACTTGCTTTCACCATGGCATATGACGCCAAGGTGAATTATGAAGATGTGTTTAGTCAAGTTCGTATGTGGGATAACTATATTTACGTGGAACTTCTGAAGCGTAAGATTGCTATCCCGCCCAAGAAAGAAGCGACTAAAACTGAGAAGTATGCGGGGGCTTATGTCAAAGAACCGATTCCTGGATTCTATGATTGGGTTGTGTCTTTTGACCTTAATAGTCTCTATCCTCATCTCATTATGCAGTACAACATCTCGCCAGAGACCCTCCAAGATGCTAGGCATCCCAGCGCAAGCGTTGAGAGGTTCCTAAACAAAGAGATTTCTGTTGATGGTGAGTATGCTGTATGTCCCAATGGTGCTCAGTATCGCAAGGATGTTCATGGATTTCTTCCTCAGATGATGAAGAAGATGTATGATGGTCGTGTGATCTTCAAGAAGAAGATGATTGAGGCAAAGAAGCAGTATGAGAAAACTCCTACTGTAGAACTCATGAAAGAGATTGCCCGCTGTAATAACATTCAGATGGCACGTAAGATCTCTCTCAACTCTGCCTATGGTGCTATCGGTAATGAACACTTCAGATACTATCGTCTTGCCAATGCTGAAGCGATTACTTTGTCGGGTCAGCTCTCTATCCGTTGGATTGAGAACAAGATGAACCAGTATCTAAATACTCTTTTGCAAACGGAGGAAGTCGATTATGTTATCGCATCTGACACCGACAGCATCTATCTTAACCTTGGACCTCTTGTTACTAAATTTTTTGGTAATAAGTCTGGCGATAAAGCAGCAATTGTTTCCATACTTGACAAGATCTGCCAAGAGAAACTGGAACCTTTTATTGAATGTTCATATCAGGAGTTGGCGAATTATGTTTCTGCGTATGATCAGAAGATGAGTATGAAGCGTGAGAATATCGCTGACCGTGGTATCTGGACTGCGAAGAAGCGTTACATTCTCAACGTGTGGGACAGCGAAGGTGTTAGATATAAAGAACCAAAGATGAAGATTATGGGTCTGGAGACTGCCCGTTCTTCTACTCCAGCGTATTTTAGGGATAAATTGTATGCAGCATTTAAGATCATTATCGGCAAAACAAATGATGAGCTTATCGATTTTATCAATGTCGTGCGAGCAGAAACACGATTGCGCCCTTATGAGGAGGTTGCATTCCCAAGAGGAGTTAACAACCTGGCTAAGTATCGTCACCCAACTGAAATCTACCAGAAAGGAACTCCCATCCATGTGCGGGGAGCGTTGCTCTATAACCACTACGTCAAAAAGCACAAGGTAGAAAACAAGCATCCTCTCATTCAGGAGGGTGAGAAGATCAAGTTCATGTATCTCAAGACACCCAATCCTATTCTGGAGAACTGTATCAGTTTCTTCGGTGAGTTGCCCAAGGAGTTTGGTCTTGAGAAGTATGTAGATTATCAGACTCAGTTCGAAAAATCTTTTCTCGAACCGCTCAAAAATGTGCTACAATGTATTGGGTGGCAACACGAAAAGACCATTACGATTGGGAGTTTCTTCGAGTGAGTAAGAAAATCTTTGTGGTAACATGGACCAACCATGTTGTTGGTCAAATAGGTCAAGAAGATATCAAATGCTTCGAAGACTTCAATACTGCTCGTGCGTTTGCTAAACTCATGAGTCAGTCCTATAGTTATGTAAATTTTTATGAGGAGAGAGTAGATCAATGGGATTCCTAGATAGTGTAATCAAAGAGTCTGGCAATGAGTTTGCTAGTATTGTTAGTGAGGGGGTTGCTGCTGGCGACATTACATCTTACGTTGACACTGGTTCTTATATTTTTAATGCCCTTGTTAGTGGTTCCCTTTTTGGAGGTCTTCCTTCCAACAAAGTCACTGCCTTGGCTGGAGAATCGAGCACGGGAAAGACTTTCTTTGCTCTTAGTGTCGTTCGTAATTTCCTTGACGCTAATCCTGATGGCGGAGTCATTTATTTTGAATCCGAGTCTGCGATTTCTCGTGAGATGATCGAAACTCGTGGCATTGATTCCAAGCGTATGATCATCATGCCTGTGGGAACCATTGAAGAGTTTAGGACACAAGCCTGTAGGATCCTGGACAAATACATGAAAGAACCTAAAGACGAGCGCGTTCCTATGCTGTTTGTGCTAGACTCTCTGGGTATGCTCTCCACTTCTAAGGAGATGGAGGACGTTGCCAACGACAAGCAGGTTCGGGACATGACCAAATCCCAGTTGATCAAAGGTGCCTTCCGTGTGCTAACATTGAAACTGGGTCAAGCACAAGTGCCTATGATCGTCACCAACCATACATATGATGTGATCGGTTCCTATGTCCCTCAAAAGGAGATGGGTGGCGGCACAGGTCTAAAGTATGCTGCTTCTACCATCATCTATCTTGGTAAAAAGAAAGAGAAAGATGGCACTGAAGTTGTTGGTAACATCATCAAGTGTGAAGCAAAGAAGTCTCGTCTAACCAAGGAAGGTAGTAAAGTTGAAACCAGACTCTATTTTGATGAGCGTGGACTGGACCGCTATTACGGCTTATTGGAACTGGGTGAACAATACGGAGTATTCACCCGTAAGGGGAATCGTGTCGTTGTTGGTGAATCCTCTGTTTATCCTTCTGTTATTCTTGCTGATCCCGAGAAATACTTCACCCCCGAAGTAATGGAACAACTCGAAGAAGCAGCACGTAAAGAATTCTCCTATGGCAACTGAACGCATCGAACAAACTATCTTGCGTAATCTCCTTTTCACTGAGGAGTATTACCGCAAGGTAGTGCCCTTTCTGAAAGCAGATTACTTCCAAGAATATCATGAAAGAATTATCTTTGAGGAGATCGCTGACTTCGCTGGGAAGTATGACAAGATTCCTACTCAAGAAGTCCTGGCGATTAATCTCCAAAATCGTAGTGACCTTACTGACGACACGTTCCAAGATTCGATATCGGCAGTTCGAGAACTGTCTGACGAATGGGTGGACTACGAATGGCTCCTCGATGCCACAGAGAAGTGGTGTCAGGACCGAGCAATTTACCTTGCCCTCATGCGGTCGATCAAGATCGCAGATGGAGGCGATAAGAAAATATCAAAGGATGCGATCCCAGGTATCTTACAAGAAGCCCTGGCAGTATCGTTCGACGAACACATAGGACATGATTACACAGAACAAGCAGAAGAACGTTATGATTTCTACCACCGCAAAGAGGAGAAAGTTCCCTTTGATCTCGAAAAGTTTAACTTCATTACCAAAGGTGGTCTCTCTAACAAGACTCTCAATGTCGCTCTTGCTGGTACAGGCGTCGGGAAGTCTCTATTCATGTGCCATGCGGCTGCTGCCGCGCTCACTCAGAACTACAACGTTCTCTACATTACATGTGAAATGGCAGAGGAAAAAATTGCTGAGCGAATTGACGCAAACCTTCTGAATGTTGGTGTCAAGGATATTGTAGATCTTCCTCAGGTTATCTTTACTAGTAAGGTTCAAGAGATCGCTAGAAAGACCCGAGGCAAACTTATTATCAAAGAGTATCCTACAGCGTCCGCTCATGCTGGACACTTCAAGGCATTGCTCAGTGATCTAAAGTTGAAGAAAGATTTCAAACCCGATATTATTTTCGTGGACTATCTTAATATATGTGCTAGTGCGAGGTATAAAGGTGCGATTGTTAATTCTTACACGTATGTCAAAGCGATTGCTGAGGAGCTTCGGGGTCTTGCTGTGGAATGTAATGTTCCTATTGTCTCAGCTACTCAAACTACTCGCAGTGGTTTTGGTAATTCTGACCCTGATCTTACCGATACTTCTGAGTCTTTTGGTCTTCCTGCCACTGCTGATTTTATGTTTGCCCTTATCTCTACTGAGGAACTTGAACAACAAGGTCGCCTCATGGTCAAACAACTTAAAAACCGATACTCAGACCTTGTTACCTCAAGAAAATTCATGGTGGGAATTGACAGATCGAAGATGAAGTTGTATGATGTAGCGGACGATGCTTCCGCTATCAGCATCGATAGTGAAGATCCTGGTGAGGACTTTGCACAATTCCAGCAGTCTCAGAATCGTTTATCTAAGTTTGCTGAGTGGAATGTATGAAGAAACGAATTAAAAGCATACTAGTTGTTGGGGGTGGATCATCTGGATGGATGTCTGCCTCTGCTTTTCAAAAACGTTTTGGAAAAAACTGCAAAGTATCTCTTGTTGAGTCTGATAAAGTTTCAACAGTTGGGGTAGGTGAGTCTACTATTATTGGATTCAATGGTTTCCTTAAATTGTTGGGACTTAACGATAAAGACTGGATGAAAGAATGTAATGCAGTTTATAAAAATTCTATTAGATTCACAAACTTTGCCAGAAATGATGGTAGCAGTTTTCATTATCCTTTTGGTGGAGAACTAACAAAGCAATCTATTTCTGACTGGTCTGTTCTTGCTGCTAAACATAAAAACCTTAATGATAATTCTTTTTGTGAGTATCATAATGATAACTTTCATCTAGCTAAGTGGAATAAGAACACAAAGAATGAAGATAGCATCCTCAGAAACTTTAATTTTGATGATGATACTGCTTACCACTTTGATGCATCGTTGTTTGGGCAGTTTCTAAAAAATAAATTTAAAGAAGTAACACGCTATGTTGATGATATAGTTGGTGTTGAGAGAGATGAGGACGGATATTTAACGTCAGTTGTTGGTGAGTCTGGACAAAAATATACAGCAGATTTGTTTGTTGATTGTACTGGATTTAGATCTCTTCTTTTAGAAAAAGAAATGGGATCAAAGTTTCTTTCATATAAACCATGGTTGTCTAATGACAGAGCGATTGCTGCTCACGTTCCATATAAAGATAAAGAAATTCAACTAACAAACTATACTGATTGTCATGCTCTTAGTAGTGGATGGGTGTGGAATATTCCTTTGTGGAATAGAATAGGAACTGGATATGTTTACTCCAGTGATTTTATTGATGATGACTCGGCAGAAAAAGAATTCAAGAAACATCTTGGTATTGAAGACGTTGAGATTCATCGTAAGATTCAAATAAGGCATGGCGTCCGCAAACAAGGATGGATAAAAAATGTTGTTGGTGTTGGTTTAGCATATGCTTTTGTCGAACCTCTTGAATCAACAGGATTAATTTCTACCCATGCAATTATATCTCAGATTGTTGAACTGTTGGAGAGAAAAAATTTCTATCCTAATGGATTTGATATCGATGGATATAATTATAATGCACAACTAAACATGAATGGGTTTAGAAATTTTGTTAGCGTTCACTACAAGTTTTCTTCTAGAGAAGATACTCCATACTGGAAGTATCAAACTAGAGAGAAAGACTGGTGGAAACCATGGAACGATGAACATAACAGCGAAGATTTTTATACTTGGAGTGTTAAGTCTAGCGGTGTGATGTTTACAAACTTCTATGAAATGCTTCACTTCTTTCATTCAGCAGCACACGTCTGGCCAAAGGAATATGATGGTGTTGCTTACATCATGTCTGGAATGGGATACAAACCAATTGGTGATTACCACTTAGATATACTTCGCAATAGCGAAGATGATGACAAATCTCTTGACGAAATTTATGAAGTCTGGAGAAGACATGTTTACAAAATTACTGAGGAAGTTAAGAAGCTTCCTTCTTCATACCAGTTTATGAAGCGGCACATCTATAGTTGACAGATGATGCCTGAATGATGTATTATAGTTTTATTGAAATAACCTATTATGACGATTGAATTTTCTCGCTACGAAGAGTTTGTTTCGACAGTTACTTCTGACTGCTCAACGAACTTTGTTGACTTCGCTGATCGTATTGGCGAGTTGGATCGTGAGGGTGCCAATATTGAGCGTCTCCTTACTGCTGGTGTTGGGATTAATGCTGAAGGTGGTGAGTTCCTTGAGATCATTAAGAAGATGGTTTTCCAAGGTAAGGCTTGGAACGCAGACAATCGAGAGCATCTTATTATTGAGTTGGGTGATATTATGTGGTATGTGGCACAAGCAACCATGGCACTGGGTATTTCCATGGAAGATGTCCTAGATACTAACATCAAGAAACTTGCTAAGCGTTATCCTGAAGGAACCTTTGACGCTTACTATTCTGAAAACCGCGCTGCTGATGACCGATGACTGCTAAGTTTATTTTATTCACCAAGGACTCCTGTGGTCCTTGTGGTCTCGTCAAGAGATACTTCAAAGCTCTCAAAGACGAGCGTACAGAACTAATTGAAGAAGTCCAACTTGAGGACTTCAGCGATGAACCAATCCCCGAAGAGAACCTTGCTCTTGCTAAAAAGTATGGTGTGACTGCCACTCCTGTTCTGATTATCATTGATGAAGAAACAGAAGAACTGCTAGAGACCTACTCCAGCGGTATGCCTATCACCCAGAACATTCGTAAACTCTGGACCAAATACGGTGTATAGTTTCTGGATCCACTTGGTAGCATTCTTCCAAGTTGTCGTGATGAATTGTATTCAACCTGCCAACTGGAAGTATTGCTATCGGGTGGACCAGTGGTTGATCCCAGATCTCGTAGAAGGATATGAGATCTGGTCTGGCAAAAAGCATCCTTATCAAAATGAAAAAGACTATCTCAATAACCTCCCTTCTAAATAGTTAGACGGGGGGGTTTTTATATGGCAAGAAATAAAGGTAAAGATTTTGAAAACTGTTTGATGTATGCTGCCTGGTCCACGGCTGGATTAGATCTAACTGCAAAAGGATATGATAAATTATATGCTGAGGCAGATTCTAAAGTAAAGACATTTTCATTTGAATGTTTAGAAAAGCTTTTTGGTGAGGTAGGAGCATCATCACTTACTCAGAAAAAAGCATTTTGCGCTACATTTGAACAACTTGGTGGAAGTAGCCCAGAACCTAAAACTGACATTTTGTTTAAACATGGTGGAAAAACCTATAAATGTTCTATGAAATGGGGAAATACCTTTCAGGCAAGCAGTGCTGGTGTTGAAGGAACTGAAAAATTTTTGATGGAAGTTATTAAAGCATCTGTTGGAACAGTTAGTACAACAGCACTTGGAGAAGTTGTTGCAGTTTTATCCCAATTAGATGGTCTTCTTGGTGGAGTTAAAAAAGATACCGCAACAAAGATGCAAGAATCTCTAAAGAAAATTAGACAAAAAGATGGATTGCAGTTTAGACTACAGCAAGTATTTGGATCATCAAAGTCTCCAGAAGTTGGTGAGATGTTTTTTGACTTCAAGAAAGCGGTTATTCATGAAAGTTTGACTGGCGATTTGGTATTCAGAGGTAATGATAATGCTGCTAACTATGTTCTAACGGGTCCCAAATTCGCTCTGAAACCAATTAACGATGATTACATCAAGCATGTCATGGGCAAATCATCTGTTAGAATATCCGCAAAGGGAAGAGGAAAAACAATTCTTCAATCTGGGGAAGTGATCCGTTATCAGGAGTGTGTCATTCGTTTTGATATGAAAGACTGATGGCAAACATTACACAACTCAAACACCTTGAACACCTTGAAGATGAGATGTTAAATTATGGCGTCGAAGGGTGTATGGCGGCAGTATCTTTTCTCAAAGAACTGAAAAAGATGCTTGGACATCAGGAAAATGCTGGGTTCATGCAGACCAAATGGGACGGCGCTCCTTCTGTTATATGTGGTGTTGATCCTGAGTTTGGATATTTTTTCGTTGGCACTAAATCTGTATTCAATAAAACTGAACCTAAAATTTGTTATTCGGAAGATATTGTTGATCAATATTATAGCGGAGACCTTGCTGAGAAACTTAAGTTCTCTCTTAGATATTTTAAGGAACTTGGGATTAAAGGTGTGGTTCAAGGAGACCTTTTATTCACAACTGATTTAAGACAAGAAACTATTCAAGGAGAAAAACTTTACACATTTCGTCCTAATACTATTACCTATGGTATTCCTGTAGATCATCCTATTGGTATAGCAGCAAAGCGATCGAAGATTGGTGTAGTATTTCACACCCATTACAAAGGAGACAGTCTTCCTACGATGCAAGCTTTAGCAGGTGCTGATGTTGATGGATCTCCAGACGTACTAGTCGTTAAGAATGACACACCAATGCATCGTGTTGGATTTTCTCAAAGTGAAATGAGTAAATTTGATGCATACATTCAAAAAATTGAACGCATGTGTCGGATATGCGGTGACTTCTTAGATGAATTGGTAGACGCTCAAGGTAAAAGTGGTGATGCAAAGTTGCATATTTCTTCTTTCCTGAAACCATACTTCAACGATCAGATTAAGAATGCTCGTAGTATTACTAATATTGACGAAGCACTCTATGATCTAGCAAATTTTTATCATGCTAAAACAAGCAAAGAACTTGCTAAGATAAAGACAGCAGCAACCTTAACAAAGAAACGTAATCTTGTATATCAGAGCGAGAATTACCTTGTAGATAATGTCTACAAGTTCAAGGCGATGATTGCTTTGTATAAGGAACTACAAGCAGTGAAGCAAATGGTTATAGATAAACTAGACCACCTTGAAGAGTTCAGAACTTTTGTTCAGACGGAGAAAGGATATAAGGTCACAACTCCAGAAGGATATGTTCTTCACAAGGATGGCAGCATGATCAAGTTTGTCAATCGCCTGGAGTTTGCTTACAATAACTTTACTCTACAGAAGCAATGGCGTTAGACGGAAAGGTTTGCTACTTCACATTTGGTAGGTTCCAACCTCCCACCACAGGACACAAAGAGAACTTTGATGGTGTGAAACGCGCTGCTGGTTCACATGATTATCGTATCTATATTTCTCAGACTGTAGACAAGAAAGGTAGTAATCCTCTTCCTCCTGATAGAAAGAAGTATTACATGGATAAGATGTTCCCAGAACATCGTGGTAAAATATTCTCAGGTCCAAAGCAACCTGTCGAAATTCTCCAAGATCTTATGATGGCAGGATATGATGAGGTTGTCTTTTTAGTAGGATCTGATAGGGTTTCTGCCATGCAGTTCCTCCATAAATACAATGGTAAAGATTTCTCATTCAGAAAGATTGACATTCAATCTTCTGGAAGCAGAGACGCTGATGGTGATACCTTTGCTATTTCGGGAACGAAGATGCGAAGAGCAGCAGCTGCTGGAGACTTCAAGTTGTTTCGTTCTGGCATTCCCAGAGCATTAAATGATCGTGATTGTCGTGCTCTCATGGATGAGATTGCGCTAAACTTGCCTAAAGATTATAAATGAAAGATTTTAAGAAACTACGAGAAGAAGCACTGCGTCAACAACAAAGACAGCAGGAAGTTTTCAAAGAAGGTGATGCAGTCATGTCTTCTCGCACAGGAGATAAGGGACACATCCATAGGGTCGGTGGCAACTATGCCATTGTAATTTCTGAGGATGGTGATATGTTCCGCGAGTGGATCAGGAATATTAGATCTATAAATAATACGAGAAGAACGTCCCTACTAAACGATGAAATATCAGAAGCCAATTAATAACGTCAACAGCAACGATGAGTTTTCGTCTGGGTTGATGGAAGCTTATGGTAGATGGATGGGAGGAGACACCTTCCAGAATACCACCATCAGCGAAGCACCTTTTGATGGTATGGATCCTCAGTCCAATGGTGCTGAGATTGAAGATACCACTAAGCGTAAGAAGACCGCTAAGAAGGGTGGATATGTCGGTCAAGAAAGTGCTCCCAAGAATGAGGAAGTAGAAGTTCTTGAGCGTGAAGAGTATGAGATTGACGGCGAGACCTATGTAATCGAGAAGGCAAAGGGTCTCGATGGTAAGGCATGTTGGAAGGGATATAAGCTTGCTGGCACCAAGATGAAAGGTGGCAAGCGTGTTGACAACTGCGTGAAGGCAGGTGTTGAGTATGAAGGCAACGAACTAACTGAAGGCAAAGAGAAGTGCCCTAAGTGCATGGGTGAAGGATGCAAGCATTGTAATGACACTGGTTATCACCTCAAGGAATACTTTGAAAAAGATCCTAAGTCTGGTAAGATGGTGAAGAAGCACAATTGTGCTAAGAAAGTCAAGAAAGAAGGTAAAGAATACTTCTGCATTCCTGAGCAACATACTATGCTTGAGGATGGCACAGTGACTCACTACGATCTTGTTAGCGAGCAAGGAGAAGTTCTAAGAAATGTTCCTGTTGAAGGACTAGAGATCATGCTCAGTGAAGTTCACGAACATGCTGATAATTACGCTAAGAATGCTGAGGTTCTTGGCGAGAAGAAACTAGATCCCGTCAATCACAAAGAACTCAAGGGCGACCACGCTGACAGAAAGGATAAGGACATCGACAACGATGGTGATGTAGATAAGTCTGATAAGTATCTACATGCTCGTCGTAAGAAAGTTTCCAAGATCTTAGCAATGAAGGGTAAGAAATGAAGACATTCAAACAACTTCGTGAAGAGTGCGATTGTAAAGACAAAGAACGCAAAGGCAAAAAGAAGAAGAGTGGCAATGTAGAAGTCATGCCTACTGTCAATGACGGACAGAAGGGTATGGTTTCTCAGGTCAATAATGAAGGTGTTGAGTTCGCTGGTAATTATCAAGGACCACTCTACGCTCCCCATCCAGATCTTGTAGAGAAAGCACCTCCTGGTGCTAAGTATGAGAGAATGGTGAAGCATATCAAGAAGAATTATCCAAAGGACAAAGAGGGTATCGCTTACGCTACTGCTTGGAAGCATAAGAATAAGGATAAATAATTCAGCTCATCATGCTGAATTACCATGCTCTCATTTCTACTTCCCCTTGCGGCTAAGATCGTAAAGGATGCCGTTGCCAAAGTTCCCGACAACGAAGAACTAGGAGAAAAACTAGTTGAGATCTGTATTCTTGTTCTAGAGAAAGCAGTCAAATTGACCAAGACCGAAATGGATGATCAACTTCTAGAAGTTGTCAAGAAAGCAATCGCAGCAA